ACTTTGTTGGTGTGTATTGCTTCTGCTTTAAGAGATTCAAGGAGTTTAGGTAAAGTACCACTCAAGGGATTGTTGGTAATCTTGTTGTCCATAATGCCTGTTAAGGATACACCAAGCAACCTTTCTTCCTCACAGTTCTCCTTCCACTTCCTTGGAAGGTATCGAAAGTTAGTAAGAGTACTCTGCCATGTACCAAGAATGGTAGCCAGCCTCACCTTACGTTTAAGATCCTTCTTATCATCTGAACATCGTACTACTACCTCTGAGAGATTACAGAACTCTCTAGGTCTTAGGATTATTTCAGAACATGGATTAGTACCGAAGTCATCCCGAACTTCTCTTCTATCTCCAAGTCTTTCAACTTGTTTTTTTGCATTGAATGAACTGTAGATCCCACGTTCTCCTGACTTAGACTCGTATAGGGAAGTCCACTCTTTAAGGAAGGTTCCAGTGTCAGGTTTGGTGTGATAATTGGCAGAGTTATTTGCGAGTGCTCTATGGGCATAGTCTTCCCACCATGCTCCTGCTTTTGCTTGTCGCATCTGCTCATCACCAAGATCACTAAGACTGATGAGAGCAGACCTGCGAACACCACCCACAATGACAACCTCTGCTGTTTGAGTAACAATGTCGTGACATTCGATTGGTCTAAGTCTTCTTCCTTTTGCATTCTCAAAGATTTTATGTGTAAATAAAAATAACTTGTTCAATGGGTCAGGACCACTTGCTCTACCTCCAAAGGTTTTCAAAAGTGATCCTGCTGGTCTTACCTTTCTTAGATCCCATGTAGGAATGAGTCCTGCGTAGAGTAGACTGATGAGTTCACGAAATGCTTTAGCCCAACCTAGTTTGCTGTCACGTACATCAATACACGTGTCAGTTGAATGTAACTCTTGTGGGACTATAGGTAATTGATTGGTGTACTTTTCTTCAACACTGAAACCTACACCAGTACCATTCATGAGCGTGTAAAGTATCTCATCAAAACTACGAACAGAATCAATAGGGATATAAGAACAATTATATCCTGCCACATTTTCTTTCTCCAAAGCTGGTCCAGCGGTCATTAAGCACCGCATGGACGGCATGATTTCTAAGTTAAGAACTGCATCTTTTAGTTCAGAATAATCATCAAGACAAATATGATAGTCATGTTTTTTTGCTAAGTGTTCAGTAAAGAAAGTAAAGTATCTGCCTACTGTTTCTTCCCACGTTTCTCTCTGTTCAGTTTCATAGTTCCATCTTGAATACCTTGATAGATGTATGAACTGTTGGTATGTAGTAGGCAGTTCAACCATTCAATTTCTCCTCTCTTTCGATTAACCAGTTAAGATATACCTTTGCCTTTTTAAGATCACGTACACCACCTTTCTGTGGGTATCTACTAACGTACTTAATAATGTTCCCTTCCAAGAAGTCCATTTCGTTTTGGACTATGTAATCAATAGGTTCTATTCCAAACCCTTCAGTATAATGTTCAGGGTTATTGAATTCATCAGTTATCATAGGGACTCCATAGGATGGGTTCATGATTCTCGTACTCTCCATGACGAAGGATACGTGCCATACGTGCATTCATAATTGCATCGTGCTCAGTTAATCCTGCCTTAATATAAGTACTCTTAACTGCTGACCAAAGGATAGACATGTCATCTGTATTAAGATCCAATATCTTCTCTGCTGTCTTAGGTCCAACTTTAGGACAGCCCTTATAGTTATCAGTAGCATCCCCAGTAAGTGTTTGCTTTAGGAAATACCAGTTTGCTGTTTGAAGTGGTTGAAAGAAGATCGTACTTAGATCGTCATCCCAATGCCATCCTGGTACTGTAAGTAGATCCTTGTCATCACTTACAATTACACGTTGTACAATCTCACTATCTTGTGATGTATGAATACCAATAACATCATCTGCTTCTAAGGTTGGTTCAATAATAGAGGAGAAGTTCTCTTTGCAGTACTCAATAGCAGGAACGTAGCACATAGGTTTCCGTGTAGTAGCACGATGAAACTTATATTGTGGGTTTATTTTTTTCCTAAAATTATTTGGACCACTGAAGCACATAACTACGGTGTCTGCTTCCATCCGTTCCTTGAGGTCAACTACTGCATCATCTATCAATGTTTTTACCTCTGCCATATCACAATGCATAGTCCACAAGTCACCCTTCCAGTTCACAGGTTTCTCACATGATGCTGTGATTCTGTACACCCAAATATCTGCATCAACGTATGCTATTAACTGTTCTTCTGACTCTTTCATTGTACTATATTGGGACGGATGTTATAGGTTTCAGGATCGTTTAAGTCCCATCTGTATTCGGGGTACTTGTTGAATGCAAATGATGTTTTACATTTCAATTTAATAAAAGGAACTATGTATACAAATGGGAATGTACATGCACAAAGATAATCAAAGTCACCCTCTTCATACCTTTTAGCATCATCATGTTTTTTTATTCTTGCCCACTTAGTGGTGGTATGCTTGACCTGTAGTGTTTTCCAAATACCATCTCTTTCAATAGCAAAATCATACACACAAGTAGGATCTAATGTAGCATGAATATTGTAATTCCACATGTGGAACAAATAACACACAAGATGTTCACCTGCTTGTCCGATTCTGCTAGTGGGTAGCCGACCAACTACCTCCGTACCTGTATTCACCTGTAAGGGGGATTCTAAACTTGTAGGTATCCCCGGCAACTCCAATTGCACTGACTGCGAGTCTTCCGATTTCATCTTCTATGCCCTCTCGTACTAACATTTGAATTTCATCATGAACGAATGCTACTTGTGCGTAGTCCTTTCCGTACTCGTAATCAGACTCCTGTAACATTCGGTCTAGTTCGACTACCCATCTTTTACAAATGATTGCACCTGCTGATTGCAGTAGAGTGTTTAGAGCAGCATGTTCATGTCTGATCGGTACTTTGCGACCATCCAGACCTAAGACCCATCCATTCTTTGCACGTTTTTGAACTGCTTTTTTGAGGTTTTTTAATGCAGGTAACTGTGTAAGAAACTTATCCTTTAACTTCTTTCCTTCCTTGCCCCCTTTACCAACGATCTGACCGATTTTGGTGTCTCCTGCACCATACAGGAAACCGTATATAAAAGTTTTTGCTTGATCTCTATTGTCCAGCCCAGCAGCTTCTTGATTGGCAGTATGAATATCACCGTCAAGCAAGATTTTACCGTATGCACCACTGTCAAACCTGCCCATATAGTGAGCCAAGCACCGCAACTCAAGCCCAGAAACATCACATCCCAAAAGGGAAAAACCCGGATCTGTTTTAAAGAGTTCTCGACACTGCTTCCCATAGGGTGCTTTAACGCTCGGAACTTGAGCCGTGTTCGGATGCGAATGAGAGCAACGAGATGTGACTGACCCCATCGTGTTAACCCTACCATGTAACCTTCCATTTCTTTCAAGTTTAAGCCATGCTTGATCACCTTCTGCAAGTTGACCAATACGTTTATTAATCATGAAATACTCAGCCATTAACTGAGCTTCAGGAAAATCAAGGCTATTGAGTACCTTCTCATCTACCTTTGCTTCACCTGAAGGTGTAAACTCAACTGGTTCCCAACCTCTCAACTCTTTTAAACGCTTTGCTATGTGCTGACGAGAGTTAGGATTAAAACCCACTATCTTTACCTTGTGGTATAGTCCTTTCTTTCGTTCTCCTTCATCTAAGACCCACGATCCAAAAGCATCTCGTAGTTCTTTGTAAAGTATAGACCGTCTTTCTGACAGTTGAGCGTAAAGAGTAGCTGCTTTACGGATATCAAACGGAAACCCGTAGTGTTCTTGTTGGTAACATACTTCTGCTACCTTGTGTTCAAGATCAGATGCTTGTTCAGAAGTCTTATCACTCACAACATTGTAAAGTTCTTCTGTAACCTCAACATCTTGGATACAGTAATCAATCATCTCCTGAGTCAACTCAGTAAATGCATCTATTCCATTACCGTAATCACCTTTCAACTTCTGAAGTCTGTAACCCCAAGCTTCCAAGGAGTGACTTCCCCAATACCTAGTAGCCATGCACTTAGACCTTGCATCACGTGCTCTCATGTCTGGATAGATCAGACGAGAAAGTACTAATGTGTCAATCACCTGTGAGATGTCTACTTCAAATCCGAAGAACCGTTTGAGTACCTGGAGATCATACCCAAGCAGGTTATGTCCAATGAGATGTTGGTCTTGTATATGAGCAAGACCTTCTCGTATCTCACCTTCTGTCTTCAACACCCATCGTTCACCACTACTGATATTCTTTATAACAACAACGAATACCTTGGTGATGGTGTCTAGTAAACCATCTGCTTCTAAATCAATGATATACTTGCTCATAGTAACTTCCTCGCTTCCAGTGTGGATATCTACCATGCACAGGTTGATAACACGTGTGGAGAAATAATATGCAAAACCTAATCATTAAAACTGCTAAGATTTTTTTCATTAAAAATCCGAGGTTCCATCGTTCTTATTAAACCCATAAGGATCTTCATCAGAAGAATCTCGATCAAAATCTACCTCTGTCATTCGACCTGTCTCTTTGGAGTATTCCAGCTTACAAGCCTTACCTGTTTCACCTGTCCATCTGTTCTTGAGGACTCGTACTGTAGTAAGGTTAGGATTCTCTCCTTGTTGGTCACGTTCACAGCCAACTACAATGTCACTTAACTGTGCAATACCATGACTTCCTCTGAGTTGAGAAAGAGAAGTACGTGCTCCATCTTCATGTCCTTTATCACCACTTGGTCTGCGTAGATGAGAGACTAAAAGAAGTCCACACTGCACTTCTTCTACAAGTGAGCGTAATTTAGTCATAATAAAGTCTAGTAACCGTCTTTCATCTCCACGATCCATTCCTGAAATGACAATACTGATGTGGTCAAGGATCAAGTACTCACACCCTAAACCTTTTACCATGTATCTGAGCTTACTGAAGAGGTGTTCAGGTTCCATACTTCCCCAATGGTCATAGAGAAATAGGTTTCCTGTACCAAGTGTCTCATCAAAAGCTTTCTTGAGGTCTTCTGGATCTACCTCAATGTTTTGAAGGTGTATAGGCTTGTTAAGGTATAACCCTACAAATCCTAGTGCAGTCCTTCTGTTGTTCTCTTCTAAGGCTAAGTAGCCTACCTTGTGACCCATGAGAAGAAGGTGGTTAGCAATCTCTCTACATACCTGAGACTTACCTACACCCGATCCTGCTGTGAGAGTAACAATCTCACCTCTACGTATCCCCTGAGTCATAGAGTTAAGAGATGCAAAAGGATAAGGAGAAGCTTCAATCTGCTCTTGTTTGGAGATTAAGTTCCATAAGTCCTTTCCATCTATGATTCCATCTGGACGGTGGACCTTTGCACCCCAGATAGCATCAACCATCTCTCTTTCTCTTCCTTCCATCAACATCTCAGAAGGATCTTTCATGGGAAGAGATGCAACCTTAACTTTCCCTGGAGAGAATAGTGGGACGGAATCTTCAACGGCTTTCACTCCTGCATCATCTTGATCGAACATCAAGACTACCGTATCAAACTTCTCAAGCCATTCCAGTTCACGTGCTAAAGCCTTCCTAGCTCCAGCAGCACCGTTAGGAATACTGACCACAGGCCACTTGTTTCCCAAGGCTTGTGACAGTGAAAGTGCATCCACTTCACCTTCAACTACTGTCACCATCTTTCCACCATCCCTCCAGAGATGCTGTCCATATAATCCAGCATTCTTGAGATCACCTATAAATAGGAAATCTTTATTAGGGAATCTAAGTTTCTGTGCGATCACCCTTCCTGCACTTTTATAGTTGGCAACCTGTACTTTTTTGCCTTTAAAAGTTCCAGTGGTGTAACCCCACTTCTCTACAGTCTCATGTCGTATCTTACGTTTCCTGAGTTCTTCACATACACCATCTACAAAATCCACTTGTTCCACCCTCTCATTATTATGTTTAGAATCTCTGTAACCACATCCCGGTGTGAAACACCAAGTGTGACCATCATCATATAACGCAAGATTATCCTTAGATCCGCATCTAGGACACGGAACATGATCCACACACCTAGATTCCTCTTCCATTATATGTCTTCTTCAGACTCGTAATCTTCACCTTCTGCTGT